AGAGAGTTATCTCACAAGGGCAAGCAAGCCCCGACACGATAGGAGAATGAAAGAATGGGACGTAATACTTTCAGCGTTGAGGATACTTTCAAGGCTATGGATAAGGAGTTCACCCGCCAGACTCCCGCCCCTAAGATAGAGGGAGACTATGAAAGTGAACCGACGGGAATGGGAGAATGGTTCGCTTATCGTTATGAGTTCAAGGTAAACGGGCGAGAGACTTTCGGCTATGCCTCAACTATTGAGGAGGCAAGGGCGAACATCATCAGGGCACAGGAGGCGGTGAGATAAATCACAGCCCTAAACCCTTGACAGAGGGCGCGTGTTCACGACACGATTAGGGCACTAGGTAGGCGCAAGGCTTACCGACTAACCAAAACGAAAGGCACTAACGAAATGAAGCAACTAAACCAGCGCGACGCTATCCACTACATCGCAACCCGTCAAGAGTTCAAGGCGTCAGCCCTAAGCGGTAGCCGTTACTCACTAGGCGCGGGACGCCTAAGCGGGGCAGAACTAGACCGCTTTTATCAGGACGTGAACGGCTTATCTTATGCGGTCTATTCCTACGGTACGCCGATTTACTGGGTATCAAATGGAGAGACCTACCTAGTAGAGCAAAAGTTCAGCGTGACAACAAGCAAGCACCAAAACTATGTCCGTCGCGCTATTGCCGACAGTTTGGTGAGCAACTAATGAAAATTACCTACTCAATTTGGCAGGGCTCACGCCTTTTAAGTATTGACAACATAGCAACAGACCCAAAAGAGATTGACCAACTTATCCACACCCTAAACGAAAGCGAACTAGGGCGAAAGGTTAAGTTTTCCGTAAACGGGGATTTGCTACGGCGTAGAGGCTTTACTATGCGCTCACGACAGAGGAATGGCAAGAGTCAGGGCATACGAGGCAAGGGAGGGCAACAAATGAAAGCAAAAGAGTTCTCATTCATAAAGTTATTCGAGGAGGCGACAAGCCAAAAATGCCAAAAGGATTTTTACAAGCCTTGCGGAAACCAAGCACAAACGGGATTGCTCACGGCGAATGGCTATATGCCAATCTGTTTTGAGTGTCTAGGAAAGGGCAACGAATGACCCCTTTACTTTTAGCGGTTCTACCGATAATCTTTCTCTGCCTTGCAGGAATACTAAACAACGAAACGATAGGAGAATAAAATGAGTTTTGAACTAGAAATATTAAGAGAAGAGTACTGGCACGCCCGCAGTAACCCTTTATTTGATGACCCTAAAAAATATTGTGTACTTTTAGATTTAATTATTAACAAAATTGAACAACTAGAAGAACAGGAGACAGGAGAATAAAATGAATAACACAGTTAAGCAACAAATGAAAGACGAGTTCACTAATGCAATAAAGGAACACGGGGAAACCTTGGAGGATATCCGCGACAATTCGGGAGAGTGGGTAGACGGATATCTGCCAGTTTACTACAACAAAATTGTGGAAGAGTGGCAAGCAAGGCCGAGCGAGTACAACGACAGAGGGCACGCAGAGTTAGGACAGGGCGGAGAGATAAATATTTACAACCTAATGAGCCTTGACCTTTATCTCTACTATACCGACATCTTTAACGAAGCGATTGCAGAGTTAGAGGAAGAGTTAGAGGAGGTCGCATAATGCCACTTGCTATCAAGCCCCTTAGCCGTAAACGACATACCGCACAACGCGGTAAGCCAATGAGCAAATCCCAGAGATGGGGGAAAGTAGTAACGATAATGCCACTATGCGGAGATTGTTTACGACCTATCAACGAATGCCACCACGGGCAAGAGATAAGGCGGAAGTGTTAGCCCTCGCGCTAGCCCTAACCCTTACTCTTCCCGTCGCGGTGGACGGAGACACGATACGAAGCGGAGAGTCTTTCGTCCGACTTGTACAAATTAACACGCCTGAGAGACGGGAGTGCGGTTACAAAGAAGCAACGACATACACCGCAAAATTTTTGAAACTAAATGGAAAATTGGTATTGACTACAGATAAAAACTTAGATAGTTTTGATGAGTACGGCAGGGCACTAGGTTACTTGACAAATGGAAATAGAAATCTAAACTTAGAGTTAGTTAAGTATGGATACGCAAAACCTTATTTCTACAAGGGAATGAGGGGAAAGTATGCAAACTTAATCGAGAGATACGCTAGACAAGCCAAGGCAAATCGCCTAGGCTTATGGAAATGCAACGACAGGAGCGCACAATGGAACAAGAAGAGCAGTTAAGTTGGTCAGATATAGCAGAACTACAAACACACGCACAGCACGTTGAGAAATTTAATTGGTGCGGGTGTGAAGAGCAAGAATATTTCCCATTCGATGATTGCCCAAAGACAGGAGAATAAAATGGAAATCAAATCAGTTACAAAAGAAGAAACAGCATATGATAAATACATACGCTTTACCTATGAAGGACAGGAATACTCCGTGCTATTGCACTGGGATAAATGGGACGGGTTCGACTTACAATTTACAGAGTTAGAACGCACAGCAAATTGGGTTGATGACCCTGAATGGGCTATAAACTGGGAAGACAACAACGAAGAGTCTTTGTCTTACACACTAGAACAATTATCAGATGAAGCAATGGAGGAGTCTTACAAATGACAACAGAGCAACAAATTAAAAGCGCAATAGATAGTTTGAACGAAGCAATGCAAGCACTCAGAGAGTTAGGCTTAATGACAGAGGGGGACGAAGATGATTAAAGAGATTGAATTAGAATACACAGTCAATAACCTTGTGCAATTATCGCGCAAAGTATGGGGAGACAACGCCATTGAATACCTTGCAGGTAGATTAGAAAGCGTTATCACCTACAACCAGATGAAAGTTTTGATAGATAACCTGAAGGAGGAAATAGATGAGTGAGCCACAACTAAACGACCCAGTATTTTACGATGACTCAGAGTGGGTTATGTGTAGCACTTGCGATACAGAGTTTGACCGTAACAATTACAACTCCAACACTTGCGAAAGGTGTGAGAATGAGCAAACAATTTAGAGTTACCTATGAAACAAAAGGTGTGAAGGTGGTCAATGTCTGGTTACCAGAGGGCGCAGAACTACCTAACAACTGGGGAAGTATGACCCTTACGCAGCAAGACGAATGGTTGTATGAGAACCAGTCAGAAGCACACCTCAACTGGACAGATGAAACAGAGGGCGAAGTGGTAAACATTCTCCCTGTTGCTAACCTCAAAGCAGTGTAGTGATGAGTGTCACCCTACTATTTATGGTGTTGCTTGTGCTTCGATACTACAAAAAATGGAATTACTACTACAAGAATTGGGTAAACAGATGACAATGAGAGACATCAGTTGGCACGCAGAAGGTAATTGTAGCAACCACCCAGACCCCGACCTATGGCACTATCAGAACAGTATGCACTCAGATGAACAGGAATTGCAGGTGCTACGCAGTATCGAAGCAATTAGCCTATGTCGTGTGTGTCCAGTCAAAGATAAGTGTTTGGAAGAGGGACTCAGAGATGAGAACATCCAATTCTGGGGTGGCAGTGGCACAATCTGGGGTGGGTTACTTACCTCACAGCGGTACAAGTTGCGTGGTGGCAGGGATAACGAGCAAATTGTAGAAGGTGAACGCCGTCACAGTCGCAATGTTAAAGCAAAACTTGCTAAACTTTACGGATGAAAAGAAAACTAATAGCAATCACAGCCATCACCGCAGTCATTCTCTTTGCACCATTTGGTAATGATGTCAATGTCAATGTGGGTGTAGAGGTTAAGCACCCAGCCAAGGCGCAGACTAAAGCAACAATGGCTCAGAAGATGGACAATAAAGTAATGGCAATGAAGTTTGCCAAGGCAGGGTGGAACTGGGATAAAACTCAGCGACGTTGTGTTTACCTGTTGTTTATGAAAGAGAGTCGCTTCGACCATCTAGCCAAGAACCAACAGGGCAGTAGTGCATTTGGTATCGGACAGGTATTGAAGGAGACTAGCAAAGACCCAGCAATACAGATACTCAACGCCTACAAATATATCAAGCACCGCTACGACACGCCTTGCAGGGCTTGGTCGCATAGCCAACGCAGAAACTGGTACTGATGTTAGACCTTAGAGGTACGCCTATCTTCACTTGTATCTGTGGTTGCAAGATGTTTGTGGTTACGGTTATGTGGGATGAAGAGACAAGAGAAGTTTCTTGGTATGACTTGAAGCAAGAATGCAAGGAGTGTGGGGCAATTAGCACCGCACCAACACCAATGGATTGGAGAGATGATGCCTAACTATGAGTACAGATGTCGTAAGTGCCACTCACTTACAATTATAAATCGCAAAATGGAAGAGCGAGATGATGAAGTCGCTTGCATTTGCGGGCAAGTGTCTAGTAGAATTTACAATACACCAGCGGTTCAGTTCAAAGGAACTGGATTTTATTCAACAGGAGGATAAGATGTGTACAGTATGTGAGAATGGTGGCTGCAGTAATTGTGAGCCACGCAATGAAACACTTCAGTTTGCTAGCGGTAAAGAGATTGAAGAGTTCTACGACAACCATTCAGAGTCTATGTATGTAGACCCAGCGGAAAGTACACCAGATGAATTGCAATAAGACTAAGTACCCGAATGAACAGGCTGCTAACAATGTAATCAGTAAGGCTTGGTCAGGTCAGGCTACTTGGAGAGGTAAGACTCTACCTATCCGTGCATACAAGTGTCACTGTAAGTCGTGGCACTTAACCTCTAAGCCTCTGATGACTCGTGCTGAACTGATTCAACAGAGTCAAAGTCGTTATCAGAGTATGGCTTGAAGCCACCAATCTTATTGATTAACTTACGGATGCCACGCTTGTGACGCATACGAGCAGCATCTTCTGAGCCTAACTCTAACTCTTTAGCGATGTCAGGAAAGTCCATTGCTTCTGCGTGACGAAGGAATAATAACTTCCTGTCATCCTTAGTTAGTTTCCAGTATGCATAGTCAATCTCAATCATCATCGCCATCATATTGCCACCCTCACTAGGTGCAGAGGGACGACCAGGGCGACCAAGGTCTACCTTATTTATCTGACCCCACTCGCTGCGAAGTACTGGTGTTAGTAATGCTTCAACCATATCTGCTTCATAGTAGAATAGGTCGCTAGTTTCATAGCCACCAGACTTAGCCTTCCAATGCTGACAATAATCTAATGCTTGGTTGCGTAGGCTACGGTAGATTAAGTTCTTTGCATCCTTAACACCAATGGCTTCCCAAGTATCC